GAAGTAAAACTAGTAACTAATGCTGCAGCGATTGATGCTGAATATGATTTTGTAATTATTCCAAACTTAACTCGATTACGTTGTTTAAATAATGGACTAACTTATATTTTAGATCTTCCACAAGACGAAGTTAGATTTTCATTTAGCGGAAAGGACAATGGTTTAAAATTACAGATTCGTCAAGGAATTGTTGAGACCCAAACTGTTTCTGCAAAGGGCGTTCCAACTGACAGTTTTTCAATCGGCAGTCCACAAAACTTCTATGTAGATAACTTCTACGTAAACGTTTATGTGAATGGAGAAAAATGGACCAAATATGATTCAATCCTAGATATGCCTCGTGGAGAACGTGCATACATGATAAAAACTGGAGTTACTACTGGAATAGATTTATACTTTGGTAACAACAACTATGGCAAAGTACCTGGATATGGAGCTGACGTTACTGTTGAATACTTAGTAACTGAAGGCGCTAATGGAAATATTAGAACTAATGACCCATCGAAAGTTCAATTTGAATTTATTGATACTGGTTTTAGTATCCTAGGTGATGAAATTGATCTTAATCAATTTATTGATGCAGTTACCACACATCCTCCCTTCTTTGGTTCAAATCCAGAAGATTCTAACTTAACTCGTCTTATTGCTCCTCGCATGTCAAAGAGCTTTGCTCTAGTTAATGCAGACCATTACGAGATCTTATTGAGAAAACTTAAATTATTTTCAGTAATCAACGTTTACTTAGATGAACTAGACAATCGTATCTTAAATTTATTCTTGATTCCAGATATCAGAAAAACTTTCAATACTGGCCAAGATTATTTTAATGCAAATATTGATCGTTTTATTTTAAGCGATTACCAAAAACAAGAATTACTAAGATTTATTGAAAAATCCGGATCTAAATTAATTTCAACAGATATTATAATTATTGATCCTGTTCCATCTAACTATGTAATTAATACTTCAGTTATTGTTTTTGATGATGTTGACACTGAAATTATTAAGCGCGATATTCTTAATGCATTAGGAACGTTCTTTATTGAAAACACAAGAAGAAGTCGAATTCCAAAGAGCGACTTAATCAAAATTATTGAGAGTGTAAATGGAGTAGACTCAGTGTCAGTTAATATTATTTCACAAAAGAATGAACTTGCAAAAATTGCAAACCCAAATGCGGCAGATGTTGGACTTGATGAATTTAACGATATTGTGACTCTAGCAAACGAGCTTCCTCTAATTAGAGGAGGATTCAGTGATCGTTACGGAAACGTATATGCTACTGGAATTTCAGAAGAGTCCTTAGGTGCAGTAAATATCCAGATCAAGGCAATTATGCCAAGACCAAAAATGTAAAATAAAATGGTAAAAGGAAGCATATTTCGACCTGTACTTCAGCGTCGAGAAAAAAGAAAACACGTAGGTTTTGAGTATAAAGGTCAGATCCTAAAGCGAACCCTCTCTTCACAGATGTTTGGTGTAAATGAGACTCTTACTACTTATATTTCACAGATTGAAAAGATCGTCTATGAGTGGGTAGAGGCAGTAAAACAAATTAAGATCCACGCAAATCCTGCAGTGGACAAGTATGAAGAGAAAATAAAATAATTATATGGCAGATCAAAACCAAAAAATGAGTAAAGAAAGCCGTCGCCATTTAAAAGACGAGATTCAGGCTTTGCTAGGATCCATTGGTTCTGAGAACAATCAAAACGATTTAGTAATTGATACTGAAATCTCAAATGAAACTAAGGCAGAGAGCCCTTATGATTTCGAAGCAATGAGCAGTCAATTTACTCTAAAAGCTAGAGAAATAACAGATTCTCTTTTTAAGAATTTCGTAGATATTGGAATCTTTGAAGAAAACGATTATGCAAAACATAAAAAGGAATTAGATACAATTAACATTTCCAACTTCTTTTTCCAGTTAAAAACATTAAAGATAACAATTATTAAGGTAATGGAAGAAATTACCTCAGGTAATACTCATCCCCGTTTAATTGAAGTGATGGGACAGTTACAAGATAAGATGGCGGCAATTACTAAAATGCAGGCAAACTATATTATCTTTTTAGAAGATACTTATCAAAAATTAAATCGAGATAAGCCAGTAAATGAGGACGATCAGAAGATAGGTTCGAGTCCAGAAGAGGGACAATTTTTTATTACAGTAGGAACTAAAAACCTTACGAAAAGTTTACCAGCATCTTCCCTAGAACGCCCTAGTGGTAAAACATCTGGTACTCTCGTTAATCCAAGTAACAAGCATGAACTTATGCGAGAAAAAAACATTGAAATCGAATCTGATGATTCAGACGATTTTATCGATCTCACTGGGATAATTTAAAGTACGTATGAGAGATATAATGTCAAATAGTGGCGCATTCACGTCTCGTAAGATTTCTAGGATAGGAGGAGACGATGATGATACAAACACCTCGATATGGACCACCATTCGCATCAATAAGATTCTTGATGAAATCGATAATGGTCTAGATATTAAGGGTCTACATAATTCTCCATTTAAGGACAATGATATTAACTTAAAACGTGCAAATCTGCCGTTTGAATATACACCAGACGAATGGAAAGAGCTTTCAAAGTGTAAAGAAGATATTATCTATTTTGCATATAATTATTGTTATATTCAAACTGGAGACGGTGTTAAGTTAATTAAAGAAGCTGGCGGGTTACGTGATTTTCAAGAACAAATTCTTCTCGCATTTAAGAATAATAAAATGAATATCCTAATGGCAAGTCGTCAAACTGGTAAATCCGTGACCTCTGCTATTTTTATCCTGTGGTTCTTGCTTTTCCATGCTGAAAAAACTGCGCTAGTTGTCGCCGATAACTTTACAACTACTCGAGAATTATTAGATAAGTTTAGAATTTCATTAGATAACCTTCCATTTTTTATGAAGCCTGGAATCAAGCACATAAATACTGGAAATATTAAATTTGATAATGATAGTCGTATTGTTGGTCGAACTACTACTAAAAAATCAGGTATCGGTCTTACTGTAAACTTATTATACATTGATGAGTTTGCGCATATCGACCAGGCAAAATTAGATGAATTTTATCGAGCAATATTCCCTACTATCACGGCTGATCCTAATGCAAAATCGATTATTACGTCCACACCAAATGGTAAAAACAAGTTTTACGATATTTGGGTAGATGCGATTGAGGGCAGAAGCAGTTATGTTCCACTTCGTGTGGATTGGTGGCAGGTTGCTGGTCGTGGTGAAGAGTGGAAACAACAAGCGATTGCAGATATTGGAGGAATTGAAGATTTTAACCAGGAATATGGACTGCAATTCTTCTCTTCTGATGAACTCCTATTAGGATCAACTGAACTTAAGCGATTAAACAATATTAAAGTTGAATACTTAAATTCGCGACTTCCACTCAATGAAGATCGTGCATATATTAATGACTATCTGCTATTTCATCCAAAATACGTAACTCGAGAAATCGACGATTGGAAAAATGATCCAGCAAATTATGTGTTTACTATTGATACTGCAGATGGAGTAGGAGGAGACTATTCAGTTTTAAATATTTACAAAGTAGTGGCGATGCCAGTTTCTGAATTACTTAAGAAAAAAGATGCAGTCAGAAACGAGTTAGACACTATTTCGCTTGTACAAGTAGGAGTGTTCCGAACTAACAAGTTAGACGTTACTCAATTTGCAGCTGCAGCAGAATTCATTACTTACAAAATTTTTAATCCAGATAAAGTTCGCATTGTTCTTGAGATGAATCATAAAGGAGAAATAGTTCACTCTAGATTCTCAGATAATTCTAATTATTGGACTGGACAATTTGTACATAGCAAACACACTGAAATGGCAGTACAAGCAAAGCTAGGATTAAGACTTGGGCCAACGAATAAGATTAAATATTGCGAACGGTTCAAATACCTCATTACTATGAATAAAATTATTCCAACTGATTACTTAACTTTTATGGAGTTAATGTCATTTGGAAAAACCAAAGGCGGGTCGTACCGCGGTCAAAATGGAAATGATGATCTTGCCATGACATCAGTTAACCTGGCTCCATTCTTTGATTCTCCACAGTTCTGGGATCTAGGAGTAGACACTTATGAAAATATGCCTCCTACATACAGAAAAGAGATCGAGGAGAAAATATTTAGCATATATCGTGAAAATAACACGAAGAGTTTGTATAATTTTGAAGAGTTGAAGAGACTAAATACGATACAGGACACTTCCGTTCCTAACACTAAACCGACTGCGGTCAATGTATTTGATTTAGAATCTCTTGAACAAATGAGAAAAATAAAGAATAGATTTTTTAATTCTTAACATTTTCTTAGTATTATTATATAGAGCCGAAAAAAATCAATCAGTTATGCAATCTTTAAAATTCAATGGAGATATTACGTTAGACGAAGTCTTCAACCAGCATCGAATCTTGATCTACGACAATGTGCTAGATGCAATTCAAAAGAATTACAAAGATTCTACAATTGAAGAAATTAAAGTCGTAACGATTACCTTAAACAACATTGAGTATTCAATAAACCTTTCTAGAAGTAAATTTGTTAGTGGTCTAGAAAACGCTATCTCTTTTTACGAAGCAGCTGAGGAATATGAGAAATGTCAAAGCTGTGTAGACATCATCAAAGATCTTAATAAGAAAAAAAAGAGAAAAGCAACTAACTAACATATGGGATACGAAGAAATAAATGGTAAAATCAACTTACGCATTCAGGAAATATCAGAAAAACTATTAACTGGCGAAATAACTGAGCCTGAAAGAAACGAATTAGCACAACTCATCTATCCAAAATTAAAGTTTTATATCTGGAAATTCTGTAAAAATGAATTTGATACAGAAGAGGCTTTACAATATGCTCTAAAACGTATATTTAAAAATGTTGCTCAATTCAATTTTGAAAAAGGTAGATTTACTACATGGATTTATACAATTGCCCGTAACGAGACTCTATATTATCTTTATCACAAGAAAAAACACAATCACCTTGATATAGATGATCTTTATCCAAAGGTCGATCGACCAGATGATTTTGAAGATAATAAAAGCTATCACCTGGATATTGAAGAGCTCTATGCAAAAACAGTACACGAGATATTTAATATTGATGATGAGACGATGAAGAATATTGCAATCGATAAGATGATAAAAAACAAAAAGGTAAAACAGATTGCGACTGATTATGAAATGAACGAGAACACTGTAAAAACCAAACTTCGAAAAATAAGAATCGATATTCGAGATGCAGTAATTAAAGAAAATCCAGACCTAGAAGAAAAAATAAGAATGTTAATATGATGTTTGATAAAATTAATCCAATTAGAGTATTTAAGAATCTCAAAGCTTCAATTGAAGACCTAGCAAATTTCTATAAATACCAAAAAATTATCTTTGAGCTTCAGCGCGAAGGCAAGTTAGAGGCAATTGGTTTCTCATTAGATTCGAATGCCAACCTATATCTTGGAATAAATTTGAATCCTGAACTTTTGCTTTATTCT